AGATAAACAAACTGGAGAATATATTGAAGAAGCAGAAACAACCATGCAAATATTCTTGGCTGGATTTTATGCTGGTAAACGTGCGTTGGCAAAAACTGACGTATAACGTTATCGAGCTAAAAGCTGACCGCCTTTATTAGCGGTTAGTATGGTAAAGATGAATGGTATTATATTTATGATGATAATAATGAAAAGAATTTATTCTATTTTTGATATACTGGTTTTAGTCGAGATGAGATTGGCAAAAGTGGTAGATTCGAAATAGGATATAGAAATAAATAAAAAAACCCTCTTAATGAGGGTTTTTTTATTTTGAAACCATGACCGCAGATAACCATATAAGTTAAGACATCAATTAATTACTTACATGAGAATTTATTCAGGCGAAAGTTTCGCAAGTGTTTATCAAAGTCTTTTGACGGACTTAGTTGCAAATCCAGAATATGTGTGTTCTCCAAGAGACCAAAAGATTAAAGAGATTTTAAACGTAGGATTAGAGATTCAAAATCCACTTTCAGGACTTTATATTAATGAGGCGAGGAGTTCACAGATGAAATACATTGCTGCTGAACTTGTTTATTATTTCTCAGGTAGAAATGATTTGGAATATATTCAAAAATATGCGAAGTTCTGGAAAGATATTGCAAATGAAGATGGAACTGTGAATAGTGCGTATGGATATTTATTATTCAATAAGCTTAATGAACATGGTAAAACTCAATGGGAATGGGCATTTGATTCTCTCGAAAATGATCAAGATACAAGACAAGCATTGATGCATTTTAATATGCCAATGCATCAGTTTGATGGTAATAAAGATTTCGTATGTACACTCAACGGTATATTTCATATAAGAGATAATAGACTTGATCTTACAGTTATGATGAGATCGAATGATGTTGTACTAGGTCTTCCAACAGATGTTGCATTCTTCACAGTCCTCCAACAGCAGATGTTTAACTTATTAAAGTCTACTTATCCTAATTTACAATTAGGAAAATATACACACTATGTGAATTCAATGCATTTGTATGAAAGAAATTTTAAGATTGTAGATGACATGCTTAACAATAAATTCGAAGAGCTGTGTTTTCCTGCAATAGAAAAAAATCTAATAGATGAAAAAGGCCAGATGACATTTAACATGTTAGCATTACATGACATGGTTGTTAGTGGTGTTGATAAAGATTTAATACGTGGCATGATTATAAATTATGATCCATTGATGCTTTGGATTAAGAATAGTATTAACCCTGTTAAAGAGAAATAATGGAAAAAGAAAAAAGAGGTTTATCTGGAATATATTTCAGACATCAAAATGAAGATACTAAGAAGTGGGACAATGTTGTATTTGAAGATTTATCTGAAGCTGAACAAGATAGGATAATGGAAGGACGAGATATTGAATGGCTGAGATCATTGGCTAAACAACTTGGAAATACTTTGAATGAAATAGGTAATCAACTTGACTTAGTTTCACAAAACGAAGTAGAATAATGGAACCTTTATTAAAAAGACCTTTAGCCATTGGCTTTGCTTCATTGATAATACTGAACATTATAGGAACAATCTATTACACTTTACTGTTGTATAACTTTTCCTGGTTTGGAATTTTTGTAACTATTTGCCTTACAATAGCTCCATTTTTAGGAGGAATTTATTTTTATCTTTGTATAGAAGCAATAATGAAAGATAAGAAGGATAAGGCTTCCAGAGCACCAAGTCTAAATGATGTGGCTTGTAGAAAAAAATGGTAGAAATACTTTAAAAAATGAATAATAATTGCTAAATTAGCACATAAATAAAACCAAGATAAAACCATGAGTACAGACAACACAGCAGATACTACTGCAACAACTGCACCTGATGCAGTAACACCTAAAAAAACTAAGAAGTATAACACAACGGATTTAGATCCGGAATCGTCTTTTGAAAGACACGTTTATCACAGAGATCAATTTGCACACTATTTACGTTGGACGCATGTATTGAATCATGCAACAATCGGAGAAACTATTGCAGATTTCGGTTGCGGTGGTGGAAGTCTTTTAGAAGTTTTCTATCGTAACAAATTCAAATGTAAAAAGTATGTTGGTATGGATATTCGTAAGAAGACCATCGAAGCTGCTAAGGAACATTTCTCTCAAGTGCCTTGGGCAGAATTCCACGCGGTTGATTTAATCGTTGACAAATTCCCGTATGATAAAATTCAAGCTGACAAGGTTATTAGCTTTGAGGTTGCTGAACATATTGGAAAACAAAATATCGGAACGTTCTTAGAGAACTTCAGAGCATGTGGTAATGCAGATGCAACTTACTACTTGTCAACTCCTAATTACGATGCTAAAGTTGGTGCAGCAGGAAACCACACATTCGATTCTGGTGACGGAAGAGGACATGCTGTTCAAGAATTCGCGCATGCTGAATTACAAGCTGAACTTGAGAAATACTTTACTATCGAAAAGAAGTATGGTACATTCGCATCTCAAACACACTACAAGCCAAAATTAAATGATTGGCAACAAAAGATGTTTGAAGGTTTGAAAGAGTATTACGATTCAAACTTGGTCGCTAATATCATGGCACCGTTCTTCCCAGAAGAAGCAAGAAATTGCTTATGGGTATTGAAGAGAAAATAATTGGTGTAGAGTAGACGACTGAAATGGATTAGTTCATTGTCAAGGATGTAGGTAAACCCTATCTTTACTTGTGTATAGTGTAAGTTTCTACCAATAAGTTAAAAGCCGCAGAGATGCGGCTTTTTTCATTTTGAAACAAGATCCTTCATTGCGTGTAAAATATGCAATGAAGACAATAAAGAAAACCTGCCCTTTCAATTATGCTGGATCTAAATCCCAGTACATAGAACTATTTGATATTGATAAACCTATTGCAGACCTATTTGGTGGAGGAGGTGGTTATTGGTCAAATGTAAAAAGTCATGACATCATAGTTAATGATGTATGTGAACCTCTAATAAAATTCCAAAAGAGAATATACAATGCTGATGCTAATGAGTTTGAAAGCATCATAATGTTTCTTTATGAAACCACTAAGCTGGTGGAAACAAAAGAAGATTATGAAAAAATGCGAGCATTGTTTAACGAGAAGAAAGATGACATGTTATTTATGTGTTGTCTTTCTTGTTGTACAAATAATTTGATTCGCTTTAATTTAAGTGGTGGATTCAATCAGACTTGGGGTCAAAGAAAATTTAACTCAAGCATGGAAGCTAAGTTAAGAGATTTTAGAGCAAGAATAGAAAATAAAAAAATACAATTCCATGTTGGAGATTTCCAACAAATCGATACAACAGGAAGAATTCTGTTTGCTGATCCACCATACCTCATTTCAAGTGCAGGTTATAATACATCATGGACTGTAGCAGATGAAAATAGATTATATGCTTTCTTAAAAGGGAAAGATTTTGTTCTTACTAACTTCTTACAAAGAGGAGAATTAAAGAATACAATTCTAGAAAACTTTATACGTGATAATAATCTTTACGTTAAGGTTGTTAAAGAAGGTCAGATGAAAGCTCAGAAGGATGACAGCATATTTAAAGAAGTTGCTGTGTCTAATCTTCCATTCAATACAACTCAAATATTTAAGGTAGAAGAATCTTCAGAAGTAAAAATCCACACATTATTTTAATATGAATAAATCTGATTTATTAATATCTTTAGGCGTTAAACCAGAGAAAATTAATGCAACACCTCAGCCAACTGCGATATGGAATATGAAACTTAGAACATTCGTTAGAAGCGGACATGTTGATATAGAAAAACAATCAGATGGAAATTTTATAGCAACACAGGATAATAATAGAACGGTATTTGTTAGGTCTTATATTTCTATTCCGCAAGAACTTGTAGATAAGATAAACAATAATCCAGATGGGATAGTTTTTTATGATGATGGCGGAGATTGTTTTAGATTTGATTTTATACCACAACCATTTAGCTTTAATTTATGAACAGTACAGATTTAAAATACCTCGATCTTCTTAGAGAAGTACGAAGTAAAGGAACACAAAAATCGGATAGAACTGGAACAGGAACTGTTTCCATTTTTGGAAGGTCTCTAACATTTAATATGAAGGAAGGATTTCCTCTTTTGACAACGAAGAAGATGCACACTAAAAGTATTGTGCATGAATTGCTTTGGTTCTTACAAGGTGGACATAACATCAAATATCTTGTAGATAATGGTGTTGGCATTTGGAATGAATGGCCATGGCAGAACTATATGAAAGAGCATGAGACTATTAAAAAGGATTTAGGTGAAGCGATAAGCAAAGCAGATTCTACTGGAGATGCAATATCTGTAGATTACCTTAGAGAAAAATTGGACAGTCATCCTGCTTTGACATTAGAAGAATTTGTTGCTAAAATAAAAGAGTCTCCGTTAAGTCATTTGTATTCTTCAACTAAAGATTCTTTCTCAGACATTTGGGGAGAGCTTGGACCTGTTTATGGAAAACAATGGAGACAGTGGCAAGGTTGGATGCAGTATAAAAAAGACGATGGAAAAACTGGATTTGGTTCTCTTTGGTATGATCAGATTCTTCGTCTTGTACAACAACTTAAAACGAATCCAGATTCAAGAAGATTAATGGTGAATGCATGGAATGTTGCTGAGATAGATTCAATGCTTCTTCCACCATGCCATTACGGATTTCAATGTTGGACGAGAGAACTTACTATAGAAGAAAGATATAACGTTTTTTATAATAAGCATGTAGATCAAAAGCTTGAAGAAAATACTCCTGAATCTGCAATAGATGCTAAATGGACTGTCAAATCTTTTGAAGGAAGAATAAGAGCAATGACTGGATTAAGTGGAAATAATGCAGGAGAAGCTGCACTGAATATAGCACATAAATGGTTAGACGATTGGAATATTCCAAAAAGAGCAATATCATTAATGTGGCAACAACGTTCAGTGGATTTATTCTTGGGATTACCATTCAACATTGCTTCTTATGGATTGTTATTAGAGATGCTTGCTCAGTCGACAGACATGGTTGCAGATGAGCTTATATTCAATGGGGGAGATTGCCACATCTATGTTAATCACTTTGATCAAGTAGATGAACAACTTTCAAGAACAACATTCCCTTTGTGCACTCTTAATCTAACTAAACCTAATTCTGAATACAGCTCATTGCACGGGAACAACGGACATATCATCGAGTATAAGTATGAAGATATTAAGTTTGAAGGGTACATGAGTCATCCAGCGATTAAGGCACCAATCGCTATTTAAAAATAACTTCATTTATAAATGAAAGTAACACTAATTGAATTCGGTAAAGAGAATAAAAATGGAAGAACATACTTATACCACGAAGTATCGGATCTTCCTAAAACAGCTCCTTGTACTTTAGAACACATGCAAGATGCTTATGGTCACACAACATTGGCAGCTACAATAAACGGAGAACAAACTTGCGCAATGGCAAAAATAAGTATGGATGAAAAAGGTATTTATGCTGAAGTAACACCATACGAAAACAAAAGAGAATTATTTGATACACTAATGATGAATGGTGCTACAATAGTTCCTGCTGGCACAGGTTCATTAAATGAAAAAGCTGAAGTAGAAGATTACAGATTACACTATATCTTCTTAACAAGAAACCCATCATGAACAACGAAGAGAAAGATAAAATAAGAAAGATATTGTCTGATGCTGCTGAGCAGATTATTACTGTATTAGATGATAAAACATTTGATCTTAAAGAAATAACTCAAACTGCTAATAAGATAATGCATGACGCATTTGATGCTAAAACTTTCATGGTAGATGAGAATAAAATTGATAAGGTACGATACGGGATGCTTGATTACATACCTAATATAGAAAGTCTATATCAATCTTGTAAGTACTGGGCAACAACAGGAGAATTAAATATAAACTCAGAGTATAAAAGGTTTTGTGAGAATATGGCAAAATTATCTGGGACAACACTTGAAGATGAATTAAATAATAACATTGATATAATAGTTTTAAAACATAAATTAAATGGCAGCGATACAGGATCTTCTAACGGAGAAATTACGACCTAAAAGGTTTGAACACTTAATACTAACAGAAAGAGTAAGAACATCTTTAGGCAATGGTCGCCTAATGCAAAATGTTTTATTATTTGGTTCTCCAGGAACCGGTAAAACATCTGCAGCAAAAGTATTAATACAAGGTTCACCAAGTATGTACATAAATGTTTCTGATGAATCAAGTGTAGATGTAATCAGAACTAAAATAACAGATTTCTGTTCAAGTATTGCAATAGATTTCGAAGAGACTGAAAATCCTAATGCTCCAATGCAAGCAAATGGTTTACCAATCAAGGTAATTATTCTTGATGAGATTGACGGAGCTTCAGATCAATTCTTTAAAGCATTAAGAGCAACAATAGAAAAATATGCTGCTAACTGTAGATTCATTGCAACATGCAATTACATTAATAAAATTCCTGAATCAATCCAATCTCGTTTTGAATGTATAAGTTTTGACTTTGCAAACAGACAAGAAGAGAATGAAGTAAGAGAAGAATGGAAGAAAAGAATATCTCACATACTTGGTAAATTAAGTATCGAAGCAGATGATTCAGCTTTACAAGAATTAGTTGACAGAAATTTTCCTGACATGCGTTCTATTTTAAACAAGATACAATCATTCGACATTCAAGGAATAAAGAAAATAACACAAGACAAAGTTAAAGAACTTAATTGGGATTTTGAAGATGTCTATAAGATGTTAGCAAGCAAACCAGATCCAATTGCAAACTATGAATTCATATTATCTAATTACTCTTCAATGGTTGAAGATGTAATGAGCAAGATTGGAACTGAATTTATTCATTGGTTAAAAGAAAAACATCCAGATAGAGTTAAGTTTGTACCAAACATTTTAATCACAACAGCAACACATCAAGCACAGAGACATACTGTTATTGATCCAGTAATTTCCTTATTAAGTTTATGTTTCACAGTTCAAAAAACACTTAATCCATAATGAGTCCATTTTTTAATTTATACGCAAAATACTGTTCAGGAGTTTCTTATACAGTTACAGGAATGGCTGGTTGGATTCTTGGCTTAAAGATTCCTATCCCTGAACATGGATTACATTGGCAAGCTGCATTACTTATGTTAATTGGAGCATTAGTAACACCATACGGAGTTTATAAGCTAGTTGATGCAATACTGTATCATATTAAACTAAAAGTAAAAAGAAAATACAAAGAACCAAAAGAACCATTTGAGCCATTTACTGGGAATTCATAAAGATAAATATAATATACCATGAGCAGAAAAGATAAAATTTCAAAGGAAATTAAAGAAACAAAAGCAGCAAAAAATATAATTGAAACGAAAGAGGAAGAATCATTCGTTGATTTCAATCCTCTTGATGCCTTGCCAGATATGATTGATAAGGATTACAGTTTCTTCCTAATGTTTGGGAAGCCTGATAATCCAATACCTGGCCCACCAAGCAACAACTATGACGCAGAGATAAACACTCGCGAACTAGGATTGGGCTTGTAAAAATAACCTAACAAGGTGAATGGATGAATTTTTGATTTATGGCGAAACCATAACTGGTTGGGCTCTTATTAGAGCCATGAAAGATGTAGCCAACATGAAAGCTGGCGAATGGGGACTTGTTTATTCAAACCTATTTTTTACAAAGAAAGAATTTTTACCATCATTTGTATTTAAAGATATACCAGTTGGTGATTTTGACGAATACGATGATTACATGCAACATCTCGATACTTTCGAAGATTGTATGAAGTGTGATCCCCAAGTGGGTTTCTCTTTATACAATGCATGTCTTGATGATGGGTTTAATCCTATATTAGATGACTTCTATATTTACATATTAGAAAGAATACAGAAGACTGCAACAGAAGGACAAAAGAATTTATCAAAGCAACAACTTAAGATTCTAATGGAGATATTTGTATCGAAAGAAGAATACGAGAAAGCAACTTTGGTGAGAGATACGTTAGAAGATAAATCTGTAAATAAGATCTTTTAATTTCTAGAAGCTACTAAATCACCAGTTTGATTCCACTGACGGCATTGACCTTTTACGCCATTGTCATAAGATATAAAGAATAATGAGAAAATTCTTAAGGTAAGTTACATATCATATAGCACAATAGAAAAATCTTTTAATCCAAAAGATACAATTATTAAATTAAATTCCGTGCTTCCAAACTAAGACTCTGATTATAAAAAGTAAAATAATTTAAAATAAATTTTTTTCTTTAAATAAAATAATCTAATTTTGTGAAAGAAATTGAAACAAAGATAAGTATATAGAGTAGAATAATAAATTTAAACGTAATGATTTCGCAACTAATAACAAAAATAATAACAACAGTCTCTACTACCAAAACAGGTGGGAAAGGTAAGACTATGTGTTCGGGGATACGAGAATGACGTTATAATAAACTGAATTTGAATGTATCCCAAACCAAAACGTTTGGGATTTTTTTTTATATTGTTCTTTGAAAAATATTGTAAAGTACTGGAAATCGCATGAGCCCTTACCAAAAGGGAGCGCACTCATCAGAAGCTTAAATGCCTAAGGAAAAGCGATTTCCATCATATTGCGGGATAGAGCAGGGGTAGCTCGACGGGCTCATAACCCGTAGGTCGTTGGTTCGAATCCATCTCCCGCTACAAATGCGTCTTGCAAAAGAAGGAAGTGCGAAAAGCGCCGTGTATGGTTTAATTCAATAATGGAAAAAATTAGGCGAATCTTTTCTTCTCTAGTCCAAAGTAAATCCTGATAATAAGGTTCAGGAAGACGCACCACATTTGCGAGGTCGACTGGAGTTTGGAACCAGCGGGGGCTCATAACCCTTAACCAGAAATGGAACGTGGGTTCGAATCCCATCTTCGCACCAAGCCGAAAACAATTGATGTTGCAACGTCAATTATTAGTAAGAGCGTTTCCAACCGCTATATAAAGAATGGGAATTATTTTGAAACGTAAAGAAATAATTTTCGTGATTGGAGAACTTTGCCTTTGTAGTTCAGTTGGTGGAACACCTCCTTGGTAAGGAGGAGGACATCGGTTCGATCCCGATCGCAGGCTCTAGTTATGGGACTATTTAGAATTTTGTTGACTTGGCACATTTTCAAGGAGCATAAAAATTCACACATTAGGAAGTGACACATACTTTAGGGGAATGAGTTTTCTTGGTACCAAGAATTCCAATCGTCAGTGTTAGAAAGGTGTAGCAATACACTTTTACTCGCCTTAGTAGCTCAGTTGGTAGAGCATCTGATTTGTAATCAGAAGGTCATCGGTTCGAACCCGGTCTGAGGCTCAAAATAAAAGGATGCATACAGCAAACTAAAACAGCTAAGTAGCTCAGTTGGTAGAGCACTCGCCGTGAAATCCTGGTCAATGGAAACATTGTTAAGGAAAGTAATCGATAGGTCATGGGTTCGAATCCCATCTTTGCCCCAGTACTAGTCATCCTGTAAAATGGTAGTAAAATGGAATTGATAAAAATAATAGAAATAACTGATCCGGAAATAATTAAAAATTTTCAGGCTTCACGTGAAAAAAATGAAAAGCTAAGAGAAGGAATTCGTCAAGGACGAAAGATCTCTGAACTAGCAGAAGAACTTGGATTTGAATTTTGTCAACCTTTGAAAGATGATGGCAAAGAAAAAAAGAAAAAAGTAGTAATTGAATTAATAAAAGAAGTAAACATGAAAACTAAACAGAAATATAAACGGTAATCGCTACTCGCTGAAATACGAGTAGCATCAAATAAATAAATGCGTTCGTAGCTCAGCTGGTAGATGCACTCGGCTTTTAACCGAGGGGTCGTGAGTTCGAATCTCACCGGGCGCACTTTTAAATTTTGATAATTGCACCCGTTCGCTTAGTTGGCCCAAAGTACCATACTTTTAATATGGAGAGTTAATGTCTCGATCGCAGGTTCGAATCCTGTCGGGTGCACAAATGGAAAGAAAGAAAAGAAATTTAAAATACTGCCGGTATCACAACCCCATAAATGAATGCGTTTACAGTACGGGGTACGCATTAAGGCAGACAAGGCGCTGTGAACAGATGTGGTAATAGTGTCCGCCTCATAAGCGGATTCCTTTTAGGAAGTGTGAGTTCGAGTCTCACCAGCGCTACATGATTGAAAAAATTTTTACGCATATAATAGGTGTAAGAAAAAAATGGTTACGAAAAGAATCTTATAATGTTCAGATTATAAAATCAGAAAAAGTAAGAATTTGGTATGACCATTTTAAAAAGACAGGAGAAAGATTAAATTTTAAAACAATTAAAGTAGATACGGAAAGAATAAAACATTTATTAAGATGAGTTATAAAAGTCATAAAATACACGGAACAGTAGACATGAGTGGAGATGTTTATTGGAAACTTTATAAGAGTTCGAGAGGCAATGGTTTTATAACAGTTATTTGTTTACAATGGTTTGATGAAAATGATTATTATGAAGATAGATTTATAAAGAATAGTCAAGATGAAATCCATGTGTTTGAGACAGAAGAAATGGCAATTGAAAAATTAAATGAATGGTATAAGCCGGATGAAATTGATCCGGAATATAGAAGGAGTACGATAGAAAATCTTGTAAGAGATTAATATAAAAAGACTTTGTAGCTCAGTTGGTAGAGTACCTGACTCTTAATCAGGGGGTCGTGGGTTCGAACCCCACCGGGGTTACTAGATATTTTGTACCTGAATTTAGATATATAAAATAAATTCAGGTTACAAGATGCCAAGAAAACAAAAGAAGTATCATTATTTGTATAAAACTACAAATTTGATAAATGGAAAATTTTATGTTGGAATGCATTCAACAGATAATTTGAACGATGGTTATTTAGGAAGTGGGAAAAGATTAAGATATTCTATATCAAAGTATGGTAAAGATAATTTTAAGATTGAGCATTTAGAGTTCTTTGAAGATAGAAAAACATTGGCTGAGAAAGAAAAGAATCTCGTTAATGAAGAACTTATAAAAGATATAATGTGTATGAATTTGCATATTGGTGGAGAAGGTGGTTTTTCAAAAGAGCATGCACTAAAAGGACGAATTACACTTATAAAAAGACTTGAGTCAGATGAAAATTTAAAAATGCATCTATTAAAGAATTTGAACGGTCTTTCCTGGAAAGACACATTTTCTTGGAAGGGCAAAAAACATTCAAGTAAAACAATTAATAAATTGATAAATCATAATAGACAAACAGGAGAAAAAAATTCACAGTTTGGCACATGTTGGATTAACAATGGAATTATTAATAAAAAAATTAAAAAAGAAGAACTACAAAAATATAAAGATTGGGTTAAAGGAAGATTAACTAAGTAGAAACAAGATTATACAGTCGGTATATAAAGAACGTTATTTGAAGTATTGTGTATCATCAAATGCCAGGCGATAATGAGCGGTTTGGAATGGCCTCATTAGCTTCCATTCGTCGGATGCGAATCCGATCCTGGCACCCAATTAGCAGTGCCACGGTTTTTGGGTGTGTGTTGCGGCAGAAATAAATTACGATAGTGAAATAATTCTGTTACCACTTACCGTCTCTCGAAAGAGTTGACACCCATCTTTGCATCAGTCGCATAGTGGCCTATTGCACCTGCCTTCCAAGCAGGATCTCGCCGGTTCGAATCCGGCCTGGTGCTCTTTTTCTGGTAAGTTTTTAAATAACAAAGGGATAAAAGTTTATAGGATTGAATGGAATGAAGTAATAACTGAAGATGGAAGAAAAAATATGAAAGAAAAAATTGATAACTTTATTTCGTATTACAAAATGCAGATGTAGCTCAGTGGTAGAATATTTCCTTGCCAAGGAAAAGGCCGCAGGTTCGAATCCTGTCATCTGCTCAACATGCAACCGGAGGTTAACTCCCCTGGCATTCGACTCCGCAACTGTGGGTTAAGTGGAATGTTTGTTAACTGAGGTTGCTCCTTTTTTTAAACGCAGTAGTAGCTCCTAACTGGACGCGAAAGCATAGAGCACCTGACTTCCAATCAGGGGGTTATCGGTTCGAATCCGATCTACTGCACCAAATGATAGTATCAGCTGTAATAATAATTGCAATAATCCTGATGGGTTACATGCTGTACGACACTCGTCAAAAATAGTGTCGCCGATGTAGCTCAGTTGGTAGAGTGCATGTTTCGTAAAGATGAGGTCGCAGGTTCGAAACCTGTCATCGGCTCAATTTTTTTTATTATATTTACATTCAATTTAAAGATAAAATGTTGACTGTTAAAATTAATAATTCAGATAAAAATTGTTGGTATTATAATCTGCAATTTAAAAACAATAAACAAAAAACTTTTGAAGTTATTCCAAATGCGAGTTTTTCAAAGTTTATTATTGTTAAAGGAGATTGTGTTGGAAAAGAAATAATGTCAGAGCATGTTAAGGATATTCCAGCAAAAGATGTTTTGAGACTTTTTAAAGAAATTAGATAAATGAAAAGAAATAAGATATACGGAATTTTGATGCGTCCAGTTTCGATGAATGCAAAAGACAACGAAAAAGTTATGCAATCAACTGATGTATCTGTGAAGGAAGGATTTTATAAAGCATATAGCCATCATGTTGGTGCATTGCAAATTGTAGCAGAATGTGCAAAGGTATATGTGAATAAGAATTGGAAGAAGGTTAAGGATTGGAGTGACTTAAATGTCATATTAGAAGATGCAAATACATTAAAGGGATCATTAAATGATTTTAATGGAGGAAAACCTTTAAAAGATTTTGTTGAGTATTTCAATTACAAAGAGGGTAATAGAAGAAGCATGCAGGTTGTTGGAGGGAAGACTAGAAGTTCTGTTGTTGATAAAATAATGGATAGGATTGATAAAGAGGATAGGGCAAAACATAATCCTATTAAAACAGTAAAAGGTGTTGTTTTAGATCCAACAGATGGAGATTTTTCTCTGACTATCAATGGAAGAAAACACATGTGGATAAGTGATAACACAATAATAATAATTGCCGATTATGTTGAGAAACAATTGGCTAAGAAGAAGAAAGTAGTAAAAACAAAAACCGAATAAAATGAAAACAGAAAGAATCAAGCTCGAAATTCGAGCAGCAGAAGGAGGAGAAGATGCAAAGCTCCTTGTCAACGAAATGGCGGACATTTATCAAAAGGCCGCAAGCATTAACAAATTTGTTTCTTCAGTAGAGAACTGACTACCAGGATATGTCGCACTGTGACTGACTGGAAACGGGGTCAGGGAGTTCTTCGAGAACGAAGCAGGTGGACATAGATGGCAGAGAGTTCCTCCAACTGAAAAGCGAGGTCGAGTTCAAACAAGCACTGTAACAGTTGCTGTGATGGATGAAAATTCCAAACCAAAATACGTCTTAAACAAAAGTGAAGTCGATCGTCAATACACTTGTTCCGGTGGAAAAGGTGGGCAGAACGTAAATCGTCGTTCAACTTGCGTTATTTTGATTCATAAACCTACTGGTATAATTGTTAGGTCTGAAGAAAATAGAACACAAGGAAAGAACGAAGATGCTGCATGGAAACGCTTAGAAGAAAAGTTAGGTGAGATACACAATGGCAAAGATGAAGAGAAGGTAAAAGAAAATAGGTTTAATCAAATTGGATATGGAAACAGAAACGATAAGAGAAGAACTTATAGAGAGCAAGATGGTTTTGTCCTTGATCACATTACTAACAAAAGGATAACAATAAAAGAGTTGTATAAGGGAAACATTAAACAACTCCACGCATAATAATTGAATATATAAATTAATGAAACTGGAAGAAATGTCATCATATCAAGACATAAAGAATTACGAACACATCTTTTTAAAGACGGTTGAACCGTACAAGAAAGGATCGTACGAAAAAAGTGTGCGAACAAAGTGGGCACGACTTCGTGCATTTGCAAAATTGAGGGCATCATTCAAGTTTAAACTAAAACGATTTGAATTGAATTAGAAGAAATTAAACATATATTTCAACTGACACACGTCCTCAGAAACAAACCGAATAAAACCGGTATAATTTGAGACGTGTGTTTCTCTTTTATACCGTAAACAAATTACACACGGAAAGGAGAACCTATGAAAGAATTCAAGAAGTTCGGAGGCGCGTATATCGACGACCTTGGAACGTATGTCAGGGAATACATTAAAGAGAACGAGCACAATGCTCCAAACGGAATCCGCATTTATGTAGGTTGCGACTCTGAGCACAACAAGAATAAGACAAGATACGCAGTTGTAGTTCTTATCTATCACGTTGGTGCTGGAGCTCACTATATTTTTAGAACAGATAATGTTCCAAAAGTAAAGGACATGTACATGAAGCTTTGGGGAGAAGTTGAAAGAGCTTTTGCTGTTGGTGAATATCTTGAAAAGGAACTTGAGGGTGCTTACAATAGAATTGATCCAAATGAAAAGCTTGTTGATATTGACCTTGACTTAAATCCAAATCCACGTTGGAGATCCAACATTGCTTATGATTCAGGAATGGGATTCATGAGAGCAAACGGATACCGTGTAAGAGGAAAGCCAACTGCATACGCTGCATCTTGTGCTGCCGATCTTGTGTGTAGAAAAAAGAAGAAAAAAACTAAAGGTTATTAAAATGAAAATATCTGAATTGATAGCAAAATTAGAAGAGATCAAATCCAAAGAAGGAGATTTGGCTGTGTGTGTTTCCGAACCGCATGAATATTGGGGAAGTGTGCAATCGCACATTACATTCGATTATAACATGTGTGTAACAAATCATGCACAACCAGATGGTCCGAAATCTGGTAAATCTGAAAAGGCTGTAGTATTTGGAAATTAAAAATGAATTGAAATGGAATTAGCAATAACAAAATATTTAAAAGAGCACGGTCTTGAGAAAACTCTTGCCGACTTTAAATTGAAGCATAAAGAATATCCTCACAAGGTATTGATCAAATATGATTCTTTGGAATCCAACTTCACTAACGAGGAAGTTAGAGATGCTAGAGGTTTAGTAGTTGAGAAAGATACTTGGAAGATCATGTCTATAGCATTCAGAAAATTCTTCAACCATGGAGAAGGACACGCAGCACCTATAAACTGGGAGACTGCAAGGATCTTCAAAAAGATGGATGGAACTATGATACATGTTTACCATGACTATGTTACTGGTGAGATGTGTTTTGGAACTACTGGAACTGCAAACGGTGAAGGTGATGTAGATAACTTCCACTATACAAATGTAGGTGGAACTTTCTCTGACTTATTCGTTCATGCATTTGCTGAGACTATAAACAGGAGAGATGATTTAGTACCAGGAGTATTTTTTAGCTTGGATGGAAAGCATTCACCATTATTAACTGATCCTGCTTTGATGGTAAAAACTTGGTTGGGAAAATATGCTGGATATACTTTAGCATTTGAGCTTTGTACTAAGTATAACATTGTAGTAACTCCACATGATGATTCAGCAATATTTTTGCTTGGAGCTAGAAAGCTTGATACACTTGAAGAGGTTTCATACGATGAACTTGTAAAAATCTCTGAGGATATTCATATTCCAATGGCACCAACTATCGCTTTAAACTCTTCACCTGAGAAGTTGAAGGATTCTTTCGAAGGAATGCCATACAAAGAGGAAGGTTATGTTGTTTGTGATTATGGAAAGCATGCTGAGTACGGATACCCTCGTCTTAAGATGAAGAACCCAGCTTATTGTGCAATACATTTCTTCAAGGACTCAACTGCATTCTGGAGATTGATCGACATCGTTAGATCTGGTGATGACAATGTGAACGAATACAAAGCTACTTTTCCAGGAAGAGGAGAAGAGATCGAGCACTTGCAAGCTGGATGGCATAAAACTATCGATGGAATCGATGCGATTGCGGCTGAGTTAGCAACATTAGATGAATTCATAGAGTACAGAAAGCACAAGGATTTGACTCTTGAACAAAACGATAGAGGAGATGAAATTGCAATTGGTTTGAGAAAGAAATTAGCTGCAAAATTAATGAAGTTTGTTGTTGATAAAAACTTGAAGAAACACCAAGGCTTCTTCTTTGATTTCATCAATGCTCCAAAAAGCTCTATGAGGTACATGATGGAGTACGATGGTAAAGAACTTTACAATGAATTAATAAAAGGTTATAACGAGAAATAATGATAACAAAACTTTACATATTCGACATGGATGGAACTCTTCTTGATTCTCCTCTTCCTGAAACCGGGAAGATGGAGTATGAGAGAATTAAAGGAGTGAAATATCCACATAACGGCTGGTGGGGAAGATGGGAAAGTCTTTTGCCTGAATACAATATAAAACCATTGCAAAGTATTATGGAGCACTACAATAGGGCGACAGAAGATTACAGTGCTGGAAAGATTATGTTGACTAACAGGATGTATAAACTTAAACCAAACATTCTCCCTTTGCTTGAGAAGAACAAACTTTATTTTCATCATCATTCTTTTAAGTATGATAATAAAACTAAGGTTGAACGTGCTCTTGAAATAATCGATAAACAATTTCCTGATGTAAAGGAAGTTGAATTCTTTGATGACATGACAGAACACATTGTAGATTTTGCAAGAATGTGGGATGAGAAGCCAGAAATTAAACTCACCATACATCATGTTGCAGAAGATAGAGAATGGATTACTATAAACAGTGTTGATGAATTTTTAAAAATGAAATGATGAAAAAATTATTATGGTTGGATGACGAAAGAAATCCGTATCAAGATAGATGGGCTGAATGCTTTCCAATCAAAGATGCAGAAATTCACTGGGTAAAATCTTATAAAGAATTTATCACATGGATTATGACGAATGGTTTACCAGATGCAGTATGCTTTGATCATGACTTAGCAGATATATCTTATAACCCTGAGAAAGGACAATCAATGTTTGTGTATCACGAGAAGACAGGATATGACTGTGCTAAATGGTTAGCTGACTATTGTATGGAGAATAATGTAATGATACCATTATACAATATACAATCTGCAAATCCTGTAGGTAAAGCAAACATTGATTCATATTTAAAAAATGTTATCAAACATATAGAGGGTGGACAGTAGTTCACCCTTTTTCTTTTATATAAATACATTATGAAACTATTATCAAAAGAAATATATGAGGTGCTTGAATTGAAATTTGGGTATCAAGGGATGGGAACATCTGGATATAATGAAGATGTAACACACAGATTTTATTCATTTGAAAAGAATAACATTTCTTATAATGTTGTTTATTATGAACAACGTAACGGAAGTGCTACATACTATATTGAAAAAGATGGAGTTACTGTAGATGATATTAATGAAGCTAAAGAAATTTTTGTTATTGCTAATGCAATAGAATGATATATAAATTATGAGTGAAAAGAAAACTGAAAAAGCTGCACAAGATAATATCAGAAAGCAGCTTGAAGATATGTTACTCGGTGGAGAACAGATCGACGAAGCAAGTACAAAAGATAAACCTGTTGCGAATAGCGACGAGCAAGGTCCATTAGCAAAGGTACAACATCCTGGAACTAAGAACATGGATTTTTATTCTGTCAAAGATGATGTTGAAGTAGAATCTAAAAAACTCTTAAAGAGTGTTATTGATTTTTACTTAGATGCAAAGGTTATTAAGAAGAATGAATATATCAAATACAAGAAAGCTGTAGATGAAATGACTCTTTCGAATATTATATTCTCTTTAAAAACAACACAGCATGCTATAATAAAACTCATGGAAGAAATTGACATGGGAAATATTCATCCAAGGATTTTTGAAGTTCTTGCACAGTTGCAAAATCAAATGATGGTTGTTGTAAAACATCAAGCAGCATACATGATAACTGTAGAGGAAGGTTATAAGAAGATTAAAGATGATCATGATAGAATTGAATATCAAAAGAGTCTTGATAAAGGAAAAGAAGATGGCGAAGAAACAAAAGGAATTGGTGAAGGTGAATCTTTAAAAATAAGAGGAACTAAAGGTTTAATGCTCTCTATAAAAGAGAAGATTGCAAATGCAGAAGATGTTGAAGCAGAACCAGAAGAAACTAAAATGCGATTAACTGATCCACATAATAGACCTGCAAATCCAAATATAACTGGTGATAGTGTCAGTGATAATTTTGATGAGGAAGAAGGATTTGATATAGACGAAGATAATTTCTAAACTAAAAATCCCTCTTTCGAGGGATTTTTTTATTAAGCTAATTTAAAACCAATTTTCTTTAAAACATCATAGTAATCATCGATTGCAAATAAAACGAATTGTGGTTCTGTTCCTTTTCTATCTTGATTGTTTAAAGCAAATTCAGCAATTTCATCTGCATCAACTCCTTTATATGCCCAACGGTCTAAAACTTCTGGAACATTGTCATCATAATTCTGTAATGCTTTTTCGATTGTTGGATAATCTTTTTCTTCTATTTCAAAATCATTGTATGCGACCTTGATTTTATCCATCTTTTCTACTGCATCCTTAATTTCTTTAGAGTAATTCATAAAGAAATCTGATTGAGAAGATTCAGAAAGAGTTGCATAACCTTTCTTACCTTCAACTTTGCCATCCATCGATTTTTTAACAAGAGCATGCTCTCCTTTTTCATCGTGTTTTGCATCTTCAGCTTTCTTCCTGTCTTTTAGGAATTGCTCATAAGACAAAATTTGTCTTTTATTTACATCGAAAGTATTCATATAATTATTTTTTTATGTTGATTGCTTTCGGAGTATCTAATGCATTGTCATAACCTGCTGCAGCTGTAGTAGCACCACCATAAGTAGCTTTTACTGCATCATGCTTCTTCTTGTCAAGCTTTGCATTGTCATCATCCATTGCATTGTCAAATCCAGGTTTTCCTTTTTCAGGATCTAAGATACCTGCTTCTTTAGTAATATCAGCAGCGCCTTTTTCAGTTTGCTTACCTTTTTCAGCAACTGTACGATTGCGATTCCATTCTTCGAAAGACATTGTCTTTCTTTCTTTCACATTGAAGATATTCATTTTGTTTTTAGTTTTATTTTTTAATCTGTATAGTCCATGAATCTATCCTTCAAATAAAGGACGACTGATTTTTTTTGTTCTTTTGTTAATCCCTCTATTGCATTATCGATTTTTGCTTGAATGCCTTTATCGAGTTTATATGTAGTTTCTTTTTCATCTTTTAAAGCCCATACAAAAATGATGAATTCATTTGGATCTGATGATCTTGTCATTCTCATTAATTTTGCATTGATTGTGATTGCACCAAGAGCATCATTAAAAAATGTTTGTGCTCTGTTCTCTGATTTTTTTACTAAACCACCTTCAATCATTTTAATACCAGAAGTACTCCATCCTTTTTCTTTTCCTATTGCAACAGCAGATGCTGCTTTTATAATATCACTTAAATTATTGAATCCACCTTGATCACCAAGCTTACCCCATATTCTAAGAGTGTCTATTTTATACATTCCTTTTTCAGGTTCTGCGTTAACACTAGACCAAAGCTCACGAACCTCTGCAGGAATATCGCCTCTTGAACCACGAGATTTTTCAATTTTCCAGCCTTTTTCTTCTGCCCAATTTTTTAGTGGGTTTAATCTTTCTGCAACAGTATCACCAAAAAGAGTTTTTGCTTCATTGATGTCGAATGATTCGAATAGTTTAATGTTTTTCATAGAAATAGTTTCTTTTTGACTTCTTTTGGTATATATCTTGTAACTAATACAAAAATGCATGGCAGATAAAAATTTTAAGAAGCCTCAAGCTTCAAATGACGGAAAAGAATCACTTGTTTGGTCGACGGAAAGAGTAGAAGAATTAATGCTACAACTTGAAGTAGGTATTGAACCTTATCAAACCCCATTTTGGGATGGTAAACCCGAATGGCGAGCAGCCAACATCGTATACGAATATACACCTGAAGAGCTTTCAGAGATAGAGAAATGTGCGAGAGATGTGATTTATTTTGCAAACAAATATGTGTTTGCAATGACAGACGATGGTATCCAAAACATCGCATTAAGAGATTATCAAGAAGATATTTTAAGAGAATTCCAAGAGAATAGATTTTGTGCATTCGTTTCTCCACGTCAGGTGGGTAAAACAATTGTAACTGGAATATTCTTAACATGGTATCTCTTATTTAATGCTGATAAGAACTTAATGATCCTGTCAAATACAGGAGCAACAACAATAGAAATTATCGACAAGATCAAAGTCATATTAACTAATTTACCATTCTTCTTAAAGCCTGGTGTTATTGTTAATAATCAAATGACAATGAAGTTTGACAATGGTTGTAGATTATTTGGTAGAAATACTACTAAGACTGCAGCAATTGGTTTCGCAGTTCACTTCTTATACTGTGATGAGTTTGCACACATTCATGCAAACTTTATTGATCCATTTTGGAGATCAGTATATCCAACACTTTCATCATCAAAGATCTCACGGTGTATTATAACATCAACACCAAACGGACAAAATAAATTCTATGAAATTTATATTGCAGGCCTTGAAGGCTTGAATGAGTTCAAAGCTATTAGAGTAGATTGGTGGCAAGTTCCAGGTAGAGATGAAAAATGGAGATTAAAAGAGATTGCCAATCTTGGATCTGAGGATGACTTCAATCAAGAGTTTGGTTGTCAATTTTTAGCTTCATCTAAACTCTTATTAGATTCAAGAACATTATCACAAACAAAAAGTGTGACTGTTGAATATCAATGGTTAGAGATAGATGACATTGGAGATCTTGGCATTGATTATGATGGACTTAAATGGCATCCTAAATTTGCTTTTGAAAATATAAAACCTACAGACAGGTTTATATTCTCTATAGATACAGCAGGTGGTGGTGGCGGAAAGAGTGACTTCTCTATTGTGAATATTTTTAAAATGATTCCATTACCATTAGTAATGCTTGATAGGATGACCTCGTTCACAGATGAGTCTGATTTCTTTAGTCTTATGCAAATTGGAATGTACAGAAGTAATACAACGGATATTGAGGTATTGGTTCCTATTATAGAGACCTTGCTTTACAGAACATTAGGTTCTGACAATGTTAGGATTGTATTAGAGATGGATTTTAAAGGAAATTTAGTATTTGATAGAATGTCGAGACACAAAGAATTTTATGATGACATATTTGTGCACACTAAACATTCAGAAAATGCTAGAACTATTAAGCCAGGATTAAAATTAAATCCAAAAAATAAATTATCTTTCTGTATGGAAATGAGAAGACTCGTAAGGAGTGGAAGAATCATTCCTAATGAGAAGGTGACGTTTAATGAGTTGACTTCCTTTGGCATAAACAAGAAAGGTTCTTATTCATCTCAAATAGGACATGATGATATTGCAATGACTATAGTTAATATGAGTCCTTTTTTCTCGAGTACTCAGTATTTTGAGATGGTTGAGGATATATATGATACGCTAGATGACAAATATAAAAAGGCAATTGCGGAAAAACTTAAAATCGGTGATGTCGGAGGTACAGAAGACGGATTCGATATGGGATTTTTAAAGAGTCTTATGCAGTAAAAAGATCTTTCGAGAATTTAAAAGAAAAACAGACTGTTTATCTGGAAAAATTGAGCTCAAAAAGAATATATAATAAAAATATAAACACAACCAATAATGGCGACAATTAGATTGGATTTGAACAAATTTAAGGCAAGTGGTATTTACACCCTTGAATTCGATCAGAGCGAAAACATCACGCTAACTCCACAAACAGTTAGACTCGTTGTAGGTTTCTCTAAAAAAGGACCTTTCAATGCACCGGTTTTCTGTCCTGATATTAAAACAGCAAGAACTGTTTTTGGGGATATTGATACTCAGCTCGAAAGAAAAGGATCATTTTTCCACAGAAGTTTATTCACATGTTTACAAACAGGTCCAGTGTTTGCACTGAACTTGCTTTTATTAAACGATGATGATGTAACTTCTCCAGATAATTCTGATAAAGTAGACTATAGAGCTTTTTCTATTGATACTGCAGAATTTAATGGAATAGCAACTCCAAGACTTGCAAGCTCATTTTACAATAAGCAAAAATTCTGGTTCCCAGATCCTGAGTTTTTCTTAGCAACAACTTCTACAATAGACAAACCAAAACTTTTTGATTTTGTTAACCTTGGTAAGACTCCAATGTCTTTAATCGTTAGAAAATCTGCAGTTAAAGGTTATGACCTTACAGCTAAAGAATGGTATAACAGTTTAAAAACTCCAAAACCAGAATTCTTAGATGACAATGATTTTATCAATGATTTCTTCGTTGATGTAGTTGCTATCGAAGGAAATTGGACTGATTATGCAAATCTTTCTATTGATCCTGTATACAGTAAATATTTTAATGTAAAAGGTTTCAAGAAAGATTTACTTGATGAATTTACATCACGTCCTGAAATTAGCTTAATTGCTAGTATTACAGGTTGTATCATCCCAGATTTAAGAGATGCAAATGGAAGTAATCAATTTATTGAAAGCTTAGTAAATAATACAACTGCAGTAACTGGATTATTCTGTGCAGTTAATAAACTTGCTCTTGATGATTTGGTTAATAACTCAAGTCAGATTGACTTAGTAGGTCACCATTTAATTGCTGCTTTAACAGGTGGTCAAACACAAATTGATTTAATCTCTTACAAAGCTCCATTAAAGAATGACCAAGTTTATACTGACATCACAGGTGCTGTAACAACATCTGGTGGTTATTTAAACTATCAATCTCCATTTGACGTATTAATTGCATACGGAGTTAGTGGTTCATTCCCTAATGGTACTGCATTATACAATGATTGGAAAAATGGTGTTATCACTGATGGTGATTATATCGTGAAGAATAACATTGGTACAAAACAATTCTTAAAATTCTTTGCTAACACAGACGGTTTTGGTGATCCATTTGTAGAGATTAGAGCGTATGATTCTGATTTATTTGCTTCACAAGAAAACATTGCTCCAGTAGGAACTACTTATGACTCTGCAGGTGCAGCAGTTATTGGTTCTAAATGGGATATTGTTTCTTTATATGGAACATACAATCAATTCTTTAATACAATCACAGCTGATCCTCAAAAAGCAATCACAAATAACGAGTGTATCGTTTCTAATGCTGATGCTAAGAAAATCAACATCGGTGATTTATTAGTAGATGCTTCAGGAGCAAGATTAACAAGAGTATTGAAAAAATCTCAATATGATGTAATTGGTAATGTAAAAATTACTTGTAGTGTATCATTGAAATTCTACTCTTCAAATAGAGTTCAGAAATTCCAAAGATTGCAAGACTTCGTTACTGAATTACAGTACACATACTTAAAAGGATTTACATTAAAAGAAACTCACATGCCTAATGGTTCAGACCTTAGAATGAATGAGATCTTAGATGTAATGTACAACACAAACATTGCAACATCTCTTGCAAGTAAAGACATCATCACATTCAGATATATCGTTGATACATTCTGGGGTGGTCTTGAGCCGAACTCTAAGAACAGACTTGCAACACTTGCTAAGAACAGACAAAAATGTTTAGCATTATTAAATGCTCCATCATTCAAGCAGTTCAGTGAGAGTACAGATCCTAAATTTACTGATGAACCTACATCGAGTAATCCAAAACCAATCTTGAATGTAAGATACATTCCTGATGGTGGTAACCAAAGCTTAAACCCAAGTTTCACTTATACATTAGTTGATGAGACTTTAGGTAGTAAGCATGCAGGTTATTTTGGACCATTCATTGTATTAAGAGAGAACAACAAGAATATTTCTGTTCCTCCTTCAGCATTAGTTTCGAATTTATTCGTTCAGAAATTCTTGAACGGAACTCCATTCGCAATCGTTGCTGGTCCAAGAAGAGGTTTAATTTCTGATCCAAACTTAGTTGGTGTTGAATACGATTTAACTGATCAAGAAAGAGAATATCTTGAGCCATTTGGTATCAACCCTATCATCAGAAGAAGAGGTGTAGGTATTATGATCTTCGCTAACCAAACAGGTTTCCAAAGAGTTAACTCTGCACTTAATAACTTACACGTTAGAGACTTGTTAATCACTATCGAAGAAGACATCGAAACAATCTTAAGTAACTACTTATTTGAATTCAATGATCCTTCAATTAGATTAGAGATTAAGAGTAAAGTGGATAGCTACCTTGAAGGTGTTCAATCAGCTGGAGGTTTATTCAACTTCTTAACTGTAATGGACAGTTCAAACAACACACCAGCTATTATCGACCAGAACATGGGAATAATAGATGTAATTGTAGAACCAGCAAGAGGTATACACAAGTTCTTAAATAGAATTACTATCGCTAAGACTGGTGCAATTGCAACAGGTGGATTCACAATAGCATAATAAATAACTAACAAAGCTTAGAAGGCGAGGGAGAAATTCTCTCGCCTTTTTTGATAGAATCAATGAAGCACATTAAAACTATATCGGAAAGAGGCTTAGCAGTCGATAAATTTCCAGATACCTATCTTGCACAAGTAAAGAAAGGCACCCAAGAGTATAAGAAATATTCTGAAGTTGCTAAGGACATTTATCAAATGTTCAAAGATCTTAAATGGCAAGATATAAAGTTTGAAACTGTTGCAACTCCAAGATCTGGTTCTACATCAAAAGAGGTTCCAATACTTCCAGCTGCATTAAGAAGAAAACTTTTACAAGCATATAAGTTAGATAGCGATTCAACAGAAAAAAACTTTAAACAATCTGGAAATGTTTTTGCAAAGACTTGGTATGGTGATTCTATGGGGAGAGTTATTCACATGAATATCGAAGATGTGAATGGTTCACAAAGATCACATTTTCCAGATGATGGAATTCCAGACTCATTAAAGGGATATGGTTTAGGATATAAATTATATAGAGCTCTTTTAGACAAGTATAAATATCTTACTTCAAACACTGCAGGATCAAAAGACAAAGACAGAACTTGGCAATCATTAATATCTCCAAAGGTAGATAAAAGAGGTCGCTTCACAGAAGATGACGTACATTCTATACTTGGAAAAGATTATGTATTTGCAATGGTTAAAAACATTTCAGATAGAAAAAAGATAGAGATAGCAAAAAAATTCATCAACGATAATGTTGATACAGATGAAATCAATAATAAAAATTTTGGAATAGATGATGAACTAAAAGATCTTCTTCCAGAAGATGTTCTTGTTAATTTAGATCCAAAGAAGAAAGCTGAGAAGAAAAAAGAATTAGTTAAAACTAGATTAGAAAAATTTACACCAAGAGGAAGGGCAGATCACAATTGGGAAATTGGTGATTATGTCGTAGATGCCGATGACATAACTAGTGATGACGAAGATATAAAAATCACAGTTAAAAAAGTTGTTGGTAAAGATAGTGATGGTGATTTTGTTGCAATTGAATTAAAGAACTTAGTAAGCTATGAACGAGGTACATATTCAAGCACGACTCCTTATGCTACATCAATAAAAAGTTTTGCTACAACAAAAAATTCTTGGGTGAAAGCAAAACTACAACGTGGCGATGTTGATCCAACAGAAGGTAGAATTCCAGTAGATGGAGCAAGACCAGCAAGAGGAGCAAGAACAAGTTCAAGTTCAGATGACAGCGGACACTTATCTTATGCAGCAAATCCCAATAATTTAAGAGCATTGAATGCTTTCATGGATGCTGACATGAATTGGGAAATACTTGCAGATGACAATGATAAAGCGTACATCGTAAGGCGTGATGGTGGAAACATCACAATTATGGATGGAAGGATTAATAATGAAACACCTATAAGTGCAACTGACTTAAGAAGAATGAACTTAAACAATCTTAATGCATTTGCTGTAACAAGCAAGTCGGCTTTAAGATCAGGAGATCTTGTATTCATCAAAAACCACAGAAGATATTATGGAGTCATTGCAACGGTAGACCGTGTAACTCCAGCTTCAAACAGACAGCCAGGAGTTTATTTAAAAATACCAGGAGAAAAGAGACCTATTTATTTTCCAGATCCAACCATTCTTATTAAAGTGAAACTTGCTAATGAATCTATTGACACTGGACGACACATCCAGTTATTTGAAGATTTTAATCCAAATATATAATATATGAAAAAGATAAAGAGTTTTAGCGACTTCCACGTTAATGAGATAATATCAAAAGATACAAGAAGAAAAGAAGGATACGGTAGTATTTCAGAAGCAGGATTATCTGAATTATTACAATTTATGATTGCCCAAATATCTGAATCTCCTATTGCATTTGAATTAGATAATTACAGAGATGATGAATTTACTGTAAAAGGACCATTTGGGATAACATTATATTTTGGACTTCATAAAGTAGAAACAGGGTATAATCAATATAACAAGGTTGGATATAAAGTTAGTTGTAACAAATGGGAATTAACCAATCCAACAGCTAAAGGTTTGATAAAAGAGATGAAGAAATCTTTAGAGTATAAATATTTAATCAAAGGTAAAAAAGAAGAAAAACTAAGAGATGACAGATTAAAGAAGATTTTACAAAGACCTTACACAGACGAAAATCTTATTGAATACTTATATTACGTAGAGCCAGTTAGAATTGATACAATCAAATCAGATAATTCTGGACCATGGGCAACATCAGGAACAAGCATACATAAATACATTTTTAGTTTGAGTGCTCCTATCAATGCGTGGAAAGAACATTTCAACAAAGGGACAACTCAACTTTCTGATGATGAACCTTACGAAACCATGGAGAGAATTAAAACAGCATTTTGCAAGAAACGTGGATTTAATTCAGGTGGAATTTCTAGCAATTCAGTAGAAGCATTTGATGTTCAAATGCCAACAGTTAGTATTACGGTTAAAAATCATACATATTATAACTAATGAAACATATAAAACTATTTGAACAATTTATTGCTGCACCAGATGCTGCAATTTCCAGTATTACTTCTGAAGAGAAAGATCTTTTTAAGAAGATGGTTCATAAATTTACGGAAGAACAAGAACCACATCTTAATGTAGAAGATGAAACTTCTCTACTTGCTATATGTGGTAAGATGGGATTAAAACCTAATGAGGTTCACCATGATTTTTTAAATGCAAATTTTAGAGATAATGAATCTGTAATATCGCATAGAACGGAATTGTTCTTAAATAAGGTTATATGTAACTATGATCTTAAACCAGAAGAAATTGAAATCATGAAAAGCCTTTGCACTAAGCTAGGTGAAGATTTTGATTCTATGTATAACAACTGTAAAACAATATAACATGAAAACTATTAAACCATTTCAAACATTCTTAAATGAATCTGATTGGGGGTCTAGCGACCAAAACATAATGATGCAATCTATGCATAAGGGTTTAAGCGAACCAAGCAGTGCACCAGGTTTAGATCCTGTCCTTACTGCTGCAGAAGAAGCAGTAGATTTTTATTGGGAAGACTGGGAAGAATATAAAACGGATAGAGCTGGACTAATCAACAAAGCAGCAAAAGATTATTATAGAAAGTATTTTCCTGAATGGCTAGAAGGAATGCAAAAAATGTTTAAATCAAAATAACACTGTAAACAATATAACATGAAGAACCTTAAATTATTTGAAGATTTTTCTTCTAACATTGCAGGAATGGATATAAAGGATAAAGTTATTTTAAAAAATGCTTTGACTACATATATCGATAAATATGAAGGACGTGTTGATCCTGAAACTATTAAAAGAGCAAATTACTTGCTTGAAACATTATCAAATAAATAATATGAAAAATTTCGATGAATTTGAAAAAAGCGTTAAGATGAATGAGTCAGAACTATTCATTAACGAAGCGGAAGATTCTGCTGAGAATAAATTTCAACAAGCAGTTCAGTCTTCAAAAGGATTTGGAGATGCTCCTACAATCAGTAAAGAAGAAGCAAATGAATTGTTGAATAAAATGTCAGACATCAGTGACGATCAGGTTATCGATCTTTGCAGATATTTCGCTCTTAATAGAGTTCCATATCCAATGCAAATAAAGAGATCGATAGATGCAAGGATGAAGGAGAAAAACCTGAATCCGTATAAGTCATTGAAAGAGTCTATGAATGAATCAACTGAAGCAATGGCTTTAGTAAAGAAATTTACACAACCTACTTTCCCAGTAGAGCCTTTTAAAAGAAAGCTTACTGATGTAGAAACAAAAGCAATGCACATAGAATATCCTATGTACTCATGGTCTGATGTGGATGCTGAAGGTAAAATAGTTTTAGGTGGTGGAATGGAAGCACGTGGAAAATTCTATATTGAAGAAGCTGATTTAAAAAAAGTTATTGAACTTGCAAAGAATACAGTTAGATCTTCTAAATATAATCAAAAGGATTAATATGAAACACATTAAGATATTCGAAAATTTTGCTTCAAATGAAGGATTTGATAAATGGAAAGAAGCATTAACTTTATATAAAGATGATGCTAAAAAGATAACTCCTGCACAAGACAAAGAGTTTGATAATATATTTAAGGGAAGTAAAATAACTGCAAGATTTATATTTAGGTCTATTTCTGCAAAGACTCAAGCTCTTTATGATAAAGATTGTAAAGATTTTGGAAAAGCAAAAGTGGACGGACTTGTCGACACAGTTCTTGGAGTATTTAAGTTAACTGAAAGTGCTGATGATGACAAAACACATTGTTCAAGTTGCGATGCTCTAGTAGATATTGATGAAACTGATAGTTATGGAAGATGTGAGAGATGTCAAAATGAATACGGAGAAATAAAATAATAACCATGAAACACATTAAACTATTCGAAGGATTCCTTTTAGAAGG